TCACTGCACGGGGAGGTCGAAATAGCGGTCAGGGAAGGGCTCGTCGCGCAGAGTGAAATGCCACCATTCCTCTGGCAGATTGCGCCAGCCGTGGCGTTCCATGAGTGTGCGCAACCAAAGGCGGTTGTGCCGCGCCGCAGTCCCCACCAACTGCGTTTCGGTGTGAGAGCGCTCATCGAACAAGTCGAACGGCGTTGCCATGTCGACCTCCCGCCCTGACACCAACGGGCCTTTCAACACCTGCCCAGCCAAGGCCGCATTGACCACAACCAGACCCATGTCCACCGTGCTCGCACGACTGTGGCCGGAGCGCTCTGCGATGTAGCCGCGCGAGAACAACTCGGTCTTGGGCACGCGCGGGTAGTACTCGGCCTTGGTGGTCTGATCGCCAAGGTCCTTGCCCCAGCGCACGAAATCGTCAACCGCGCGCTGCGGCCGGTAGCAGTCGAACACCTTCACGCGAAGGCCATGTTTTGCCGCGTCCCGCTGCACGTTGACCAGCGCTGCGGCGGCCGGTCGACTGAGCCAGCATCGGGGTGCTAGGTAGCCGGTAACGGGCTGCCCCATGAAGTTGCGCGCACCGTGGTAACGCATGTCCTGCTCAATAGCTGCAGTCAGCGTATCAAGCGCCACCAGCGTTTGCGCCTCAGCGCCGGCCGCATCCGCGCCTTGGCTCACCTCGTGAGCGCAACCGCCAATCGCAAGCCCTACCGTCAATACCATCAGCGCCGCGCAGACACTGCGAACCCGCCCATGCTGCCCGATGATGGCCTGCACTCGTTCACTTGATCGCATGCGTGTCTCCTCGCAATGTGCGCTGCGCCCATCAGAATGGTTACGGCGCCCTGACGGGTCTTTCTTCCATTTTCAAGCCCGCAAGCCTCCAGGCAAACAAGCCCTCACGCCGAAAGACGAACCCCGACGGCTCGCCCTCAGGATGAACAAACACTTGTGACCAGCCTTGGTAGTCAACGGTGTACTTCTTGCGAGAAGAGGACGGTTGTGTGTCGACACCAACACCGGCTGCCGCCACATCGGCAGGACTGCCGGGTTTGCCGTTCTTGAGCATCACCATGAGGCCGGCCGGCGAAACCAGCGCATCCGTCAATTGGTTGACGACGCCGGTGGCCAACATTCTGCCGATACCGCCGAGAGAATTGTCTGCACCCGCCTGGTCCGGCCCAGGTTGCATCCTCGCCAGCACCTGCGCCTTAACACTGTCTCGCAGCGCGGGGAAATCGACGTACGCCGACACCGCTTCCGCATCCTGCCGCTCAACCGCCTTGCCAATGCTGCGCAAGGTCAGATAAGGCGATGCATAGAGGAGCACACCGAAGGCGAGCAGCAAAAAGGCCACCGCGCCGAGAAAGACTTTGCGATTCATGCCTTGCTCCCTGAGCTTGACGGGCTGCTCCCGTGTTTTCGTTGGAAGCAATACAGAAAAAGCCTTGCCACGGGGAGCAGCAAGGCTTGCGTCACAACTTGGTAGGGCGTGCAGGGCTCGAACCTGCGACCAAGGGATTATGAGTCCCACGCACAACCAAGCAACGGCGCCACTTTCAGGCCTTTGCGTGGGAATATAAATCGAATTCGGGCCGTTGTCCCATGCGGGTTCCGAGAGGTTAATTCCCATGGGAAAGGACGTTATCGCGCTTTCAATCCAAGCCCCGGACTAGCGCTGCGGCCACGCCTGCTGGTACATCAGCGAATCGGCTGCGTGGGCGTCAGCTGCTCGTGCCAGCTCTTCAGCTTCGCCCGCAAGTTCTCCAAATACTTTTTGGACGGCTGCGGCTCCGCCGGCTTGGGCATCGGCGGTGGCGCCGGGCACGTCACACCCGTGGCGGATGGTGTTGAGCGCGGTGCTGAGACTGCGGCGCAGCCCGTCGCGCTCAGTGCGAACGCCAGCAAGCAAAGCCGCATCGTCGCCAGCGGATTGCGCGCGCTGGCCTTGTGCGTTGATAACCCGTGCATTGTTTTCTCCTTCGGTTTTGCGGTTCGCCTGGTTCGCCGTAGCATCGGCGTCTTTCTGGTCTTGGACGGCCTTGTCCCACAAGGCCTGCACTTCGGCGCGGCCGTCGTCTCTGGCTTCAGCCAGTGCAGCCTTTACCTGGCCGCTGTGCCACCACCAGGCGGCGAGCAGCACCAGCGCGCCCAGGATTGGGCGCCAGAACGCTTTGATGAACGTGAGAATGGCCTCAATCATTGATGCGCCTCGCTTTTCCGTACAAAACCTGAAAACGCAGGCGCGCACGGAAAAACCGCCTGCGACCACCCATACCAAAGCATCCAGAAAAACAGCGGGCTCACAACGAGACTCCCAGGGCGCGCGCCGCGATCTTGGTCAGGCGAGCACGTTCTTCCAGGCCGTGCGTGCCGCCGTTGACGGCGCGCGCGGCGCGCGGCCAGTCCTTGCCCACGGCGGCGATCAGCACGGCGGCGAGAATGGCCTGCCAGTTTTTGCGCGCGAAGGCGAGGATCAGTGCCCAGGTCAAAGGTCACTCCACAAAGAGCACCACGCCAGCCAGCAGGCAGCACAGTGCATGACGAAAAGTCCGACGATCATTTTCTCAGCTCCTTGACGATCTGCCCCGCCTGCGTGCTCAGGCCAAAGCCCGCGCCCACGGCGAGCGTCACGGTCAGGTAGCCGGCCTCGCTGACCTTGCCGTGCCAGCACAGCACAGCCGCGCCCAGCAGCATCACGAAGGCGATGACGAATGAGGGCTTGAGGAATTCGGTCAAGACTAGCTCCATCCTTGGGCTCGTTGCTTGCAGCGCTGCCAGACGATGTAGCCGCACAGGGCGACCACGGCGACCAGCAGGATTGGCACCAGCCATTCGCCCAGCATGTCGGTGCTGGTCTTCACGTCGGCCACGGTGCGCGCGGTTTCGGCCACCGTAGCGACCGCCGCAGTCCCACCGGCGATCACGCCTGCGCGGTTGATTTGGCTCTCGGCCAGCGAGCGCTCAGGCTCCACGGCGCGCGGCATCTCGTCAGCAGCGGCGGCCTCGCGCACTTCTTCCGCCACCGGCAGCGGGGTGCTGACAATCTCCGGCGTCAGGTACAGCGCAGCCTCGGCGGCGCGGCGCCGGGTCAGGCCGGGCCACACCTTGCCGCCAGCCTTGTTCCACAGGCCGAACGCGCGCGCTGCGGCTTGATGATCGCCGGCGTTGTGGCGCTTGATGACCGTCGATCCAGCCATCCCCTTCACGCCGACGTTGTAGGCGAAGGACACCAATGCGTCAAACTGCGGCTGCGTGGCGTTGCCGCCGGTGGCACGCTCCACGGCGCGCTCGTACTCGACAAGCTCATGGCGCAGTCTGCGCTCGGCTTCCGAGCGGGTCATCACGTCGCCCGGCTTGACGCCCCGGGTGGTGCCGTAGCCGATCGTCCATGGGTCGCTCGGTATTGGCTTGTACGCCTCAGCGCGAAAGCCCTCGAATTCCTTGATGATGCTCAAGCCAGCGCTGGAGATTTTCATTGTTGACCTATGACAAAGTTACCGATTTCTTCGTAATGCGGCCACAGGAAATGGCAGCGGTGAACGGCGTGCAGGGTGATGCCTTCGCCTTCGTTGCCTTCAACGTACCAAGGGCCGAATTTCTGCGGGCCTAGCGGGCGCGAGAACATCGGCTCGTTGGGGCGGCGATCCATGAAAGTGACGCCGGCCACATCGCCATCGGACGCACGGCCTGTGACGCTGACAAACTCGCAGTTTCTTTGCTTGTCAAACGTGCCGACAATTAGCACGCCACCCCTCGACTCCCCGCCCTTCTCGACGAACTGCGTCTGCACCCGGAACGACTTGATGACACGGTAGTGCTGGTCGAGTTGGTACGCGCCGATTGCGAAAAGCAGCGTCAACATCGGCGCGGCCAGAAACGCGCAGCGAAGTAAAGCGCGGACGAACCGAGGCTTGAATGGCTTCGGGTCTTCGCCGGTCAGAAGGCCGGTGATGGTCGTCGGCGGGTCGTCTTGGTTCATTTGGCGCTCCCCATGTGAGACTGAATCCACATCCACAGCGCTGCCGCCATTGCCAACAGGGCCGACCAGGCGCCGCCGCTCAAGAGCTTTTCCAGAACCGCGCGCTTTAGCGCCTTCTGGGTCTTCATCAGCTCGATCTGCTCCTTGTGGTACTCGCGGTGCAGGATTGGGTCTCCGTCTGGGAATCCGGAAAAAAAAAGGGTGCGCACCTCCCCGAACTTGGTGTCCATGTGCTCCACCAGGCGCTTTTCCATATCGTCAAGGCGCGCTTCAACGAAGTCCGCGATGTCACGCGGATCGTTGGATTCAGGACGGTTCTGGCGTGGCACTTCAAGCCCATTTATTGACGATGACGGCCGCCAGGACGAAGGCGGCGATGACGAAGTATTCGGGTTGCACAGCTCACACCTCCAAAATCTCAATCGGCAGCGCGGGCGCCAGGCCTTCAATCACGCCGTCGCGCACAAACACCCGCTGGCCCACGGTGGCGGCGCCGCGCGCACGCAGCTGGCCGCCGCCTGGCAGCTGCACCACGGCCAGGCCATCGGTGATGGCGGTCACGTCGCCCACTTGCAGCGAGCGGTCGGGCATCAGGTCAAGAAACTGCTTGTACAAATTAGCCATGCGTCTGCACCTCCAGCGTCTGGCGCATCTTGGGTCGATCCCACGCCAGCGACATGCCGCGCACGTAGCCTTGCAGCACCTCGGCGCCGTCGGTGCGGCGGATGAACTGGCCGGGCAGGATCAGGCCGGTCTCGGGCAGCACGGGCAGCGTGAGACTGACCATGGCCTGCGCGCCGGTGTCGCTCAGGATGGCGCGGCCACGTTGGCGGGCAGCATCGGCGTGCGTGATAAGGGCGTCGGTCACCATGGGCGCCAGTTCATCGCCAGCGGTGCCGGTGCGGGTGATGCGCGCCAGCACGCCGGTGGCGCCTTCGCCGCTCACGTACACGCGGGTGTAGTCGGGTTTCTTGACCCATTCGACGCCCTCGATGCTCACGGGATCCATGGGCAGTTCAATGTCGGGTGCCAGCGTGCCCCAGTCCCACGGCGCCACGGGGTAGCGTGGCAGCACGCGCAGGGTGCGCGCTGTGGCGTGCGGCTGCAGGTAGCCGCCTGCGGCCTGCGCAATGGCGTTGAGCGCCGTGATGTAGCTGCCCTGGTGCGACCAGGTGCCGGCCGGCACCTGCCAGTCGGTCAGGCCCCAGTCCACCGCCCAGCCGATGCTGACGCCGTTGAGTGTCAGGACGTCGAGCATGAGCTGCTGCGCGCTGCGCGGGCCGCTGGGGTTGCCAAACTGCTGCGTGGCCGCGTAGGGCGCATCCAGCAGCGCGGCGGTACCGCGGCCCGAAACCTCGATGCGCGTCTGCGCAAACTGGCGGCTGCGGCGCATGCTTTCGACCAGCAGGCGGTACGGTACGCCGTTGACCTTGACCTCCACCTCGACCGGCTCACCGCTGCGCGCGGGCGCCAGCAGGGGCACCGCGGCCTTGTGCAGCGTGGCCGACCATTGCCAGGTCCACGAATCGGCGTCCAGACTCATGGCCAGGGTGTAGGCGGGCAACGGCAGATTGCCGTCGACGCGGCGCAGATCGACGTCGTTGATCACGATGTAGACCCTTCGCGCGGGCACGACGATCTGCGCTGGCTGCTCGCCGCCGTCATCCCGACACCAGAACGCCAGCACCCCCAGCGCCGACGTGTCCAGCCCGAATTGCAGCTTACCCAGGTCAGCCGGGTCGTAGCACAGATGCGGCGGCTCGGGCGGGATGGTGTGCCAACTGCGGCCGGGTGGCGGCTTGCGGGCGTCCTGCCAATGGCTGGCGAAGGCATGGGAGATGGGTGTTGCGTCACGCCCGTCCTCAACGATGAAACGGCGCGCGCCAGTGCCGTCCTGCCAGCGGCTCGCCACCGACGCCCGAAGGCGCTGCATTTCCTGCCAGTGGCTGTCCGCCGCATGGCGCAGTGGTGAGGCGTCCTGCCAGCGGGCTGATACGGCGGCGCGAATCCGCCCGGTGTCCTGCCACGCACTTGTTGCGGCTGAGCGCACTGGCAAGCCGTCCTGATACCGGGCAGCCACGACGGCGCGCAGGCGGACAGAGTCTTGCCATTTGCTCTCGGTGGATGAGCGCACAGGTGCGGCGTCCTGCCAATGGCTGGCCCCTGGCCGTTTGATGGGTGCGGAGTCCTGCCAATGAGACGCCACAGCCGCAGTGACTGGCTTGGCGTCCTGGTAGTGGCTGTGCACCATGTGCACCAGTCCCCGAGAGACGTTGGCGTCCCAACGCAGCCCAATCGAAGCATCCAGCGCGCCGATGTCAGCGCCAACTGATAGCATGACTCCTTGGCGGATACGCAGCGCAAGGGACAACGCCCCGATGTCTGCGGCCACCTCAAGATCAGCGGGTTCTGATGGCGGGGCGCTGTCATCGCCGAAAGCCAGGGTGCCGTTTGGTGGGCCACGGAAATCCAACGTCCCAAGGGCACTGGCGGACGTACTTTTGAGCGCCAGCACGGCGCCCAGTGACCCGATGTCGGCGCTGACACGCAACGCAGCATCAGAGGCCTGCGGCTCAGCCAGCCGGATGCTTGTTTCGAGTGCGCCAATGTCGGCGACGACACGAAGCTCGGTCGCTGGCGTGCCACCGTCACCAAAAGCAAGGATGCCGCCAGGGGGATCGCGGAAGTCGAGTGCGCCGAGTGGCACATTGCTACCCCAGCAGCGCTGGCTCAACCAGCCTCAACACACCACCGGCAATGAGCGTGGTGCCAGACACCAGCTTGAAGACACCACTTCCGGCTCCATCGGTGACAGAGCCCTCTCCAACCGATACCCCGGAAGCGCTGACCAGTTCCCCGTGGGCGGCGTCTCCGCCCGCAGCGATCAGATCGTCCTCGTCGGCTTGCTGCAATGCAATTTGCCCGGCAGCGTTCAGAATGCCGCAGGGCTTCTTCAGTTTGCGCACGGCCAGCAATGCGCCGCCAGCGCTTTCGTACAAATGGATGGCGGCTTGGCCCGGCCCATCGTCCAGAAGCTCAATGGTCGCGGCGTTGCGCGCACCTCTGTGCGCAACGGTGGGGATCAGCGCACTCATGCAGGCTCCAATGGGCCAGCGGCCACGGGTTTGTGGGTGCCGGTGTGGTCCAGGGCCACCGGGATGTAACGCTGCCCTAGCTCAAGGTCATCAAAGCGGTAGGCGCCTGTTCCTTTGACCGACCAGCCCTCGGCCACATAGCCGCCGCCTGTCTCTCGGTAAAGCCGCACGCGATAGACCAATGCAGCGGGGGCGCCATTGACCGTCACGATGTCCGCCACGCTGCCGCGCGGGGTAGACGGGCCGCCACCGTAGTCGCGCACCCTCAAGACGATTGGGTCAACCAGTTCGGTTTCGATGCTCGCGTGATGGGTCATCGCCACGGCCCCGTCACGTCAAAGAAGATGCCACCCTGCCTGCCGCCACCACCGACCCATGCCAAGGCCAGTTTGCGTCCGCTCAAGACGCCACTGCCAGGGATCGTGTCTCTGGCTTTCAGGGTCGGGTGGCCGGTCAGGTTGTCGTGCGGAACGCCATAGACACCTGCCACCACCGCACGGGGCGTGAAAATGAGTTCTTCCTGAGTCAGGAAGTACGAACAAATGCGCAAACGCGCATCGACGGCGCCGGGGTAAGGCCCAAAGCCGTTCGTGTCGGCGCCGCTTGCCGCCGCTGGGTTGCCGCTGGACTTTCGGCGGTGGCTCGTAATCGGGTCGCCAACACCGGAGATCGCGCGCTCGCTGTAAACATGGCCAACGTTGCCCAGGCCAAGTGCGCCAGCGGTTTGGCTCCATGAATTGTTGGCTGCGCCGCTGATGCGGGTGGCCCAAACGTCTCCTGTCGGGCTGAGTGCGCCAGCGTACCCAAACTCATGAATCAACTCGTAGGCCGACGAATCTTCGGGGGGGAAATTCACATCGAAGTTCGCTGTGACGCCGTAATAGAACACCCCCGTGTCACCACGCAACGTATAGCGGCGGGGTGTTGTGTTGGCCGAAGTGGACTTGAACCAGTACAGCCCACCATCCACCTGCGCATCGGTCGGAAACGGCCCTGTTCCAGCGTCTACGCCCGTCATCGCGTTGTAACCACGCACCCGCGCGAAAGTGGGCACGCTGTCGTCCACGCGCAGGTACCGCTGGGGAGTGGTGATGTCCAGGCTGCGGTACACAGCGCCGTTGGGTCCGCTGAATGCCTTCTCCCAACCCAGGGGGGCGTACTTGACGGTGATCGTGCCGGTCACCGGGCCATTCGGCGCGGTGGTGTTGAACTTGAGAACGTTGCCGCCCTGCGTCAGTCGGTGCTCGGCATTCAAAGCACCAGGCGTGGCGCCCGCCATCACAATGACGCAACCGTCCTCGAACACGTCCAGCGCGCTCATGTTCACGGTGCATACCCCGTCCAGGACGCTCGCGCTTGTTGCTGTCGCCAACCCCCAGCCGTTGATGAGGAAGGTGTCCAGCAGCGCGATGATCGCCCCCACAGTGCCGTTCAGCACGGGGGCGCCGCGCATGCCTTCATGGATGTATTTGACGCTGGTGTCGAGAATCGGCATGGCTTAAGCGAAGGGGTTGGAAGGTGGGGTGTCCACGTCGCCGCGCTGCTCGAACAGCACGCTGTAATCCCCACCGGGCGGGCTGCCTGGCTGCGTGCTGCGAATCGCGACGTTGGGGAAAGAGGCACCAACGGTGGGCACAAACAAGGTGTTTCCTGCCGCCCAGCCGTTGCCCCAGCCTGCGGCGCGGATCGTGAAGTACGGGGCGCCGCTGGCGGGGTTGATGGGCGAGAAGTCGGCGTTCTTGGTGCCGGAAATGAGTTGGCCGAAGTGCTCGCCAATCAGGTCGAACGTGGTGGCGTCGGAGCGGAACCGCAGCGCCCAACGCTCGGTCATTGCGCCCAGGTTGTTGATCTCAATCGGGTGGTTGGTGCTGTCATACGACGCAACGGCGCTGGGGCCTTGTGGCGTGTCCTTCCACGTCACCCCGTCCCATGTCTGCTGATCGAACACCGGCAACACGCGGGCGAAGCGGTCACCCTGGCGCAGCGCACTGGACACCACCGCGCCCGCTGGCAGATCAATGCCCAAGGCGCTGCGCAGCCGCACACTGCCATCCATGCGCACCTCGGCCATCTGGCGGTACACCTCTTGCCGCGCATACACGGTGACCTGTGACGGCCAGCCGGTCAGATCGGTGAAGGTGACAACGCCCGTATCGAGGTCAACGGTGTAGCCGTCCTCCATCGCCACGCCATCCGGCCCCAGCACGCGGACCAGGGACAGGCGGTCGGTGCCGATGTTGTAGGGCATGCCCACGCTGGGCGTGAACGCCGGGCCGCTGATGGTGATGGCGGGGACCAGCAACTCACCAGCGCGGAAAGTGACCACGCGACCGTCAGCAGGCAACGCGGTTGGGTCGAGGCCCAGCAACTCGCTGTCGATGGGCAGGAACACCAGGCTGACCATGGTGTAGCGCAAGGTGGTTGGGTCAACCGGCCAGGGGCGCCAAATCTTTCCAGCCTCGACTGCGCCCACATCTGCGGCGCTGTACCACCATTCGGCCTTGTCCTTGGCGGTCAAGTCGGCGTCCACCACGAAGTCACCGAACATCAGTTCAACCGCACCTGTGCTGAACTCGACCCGACCGCGCATGTGCGTGCCGGTGATGTTGCCCTGTGCATCGACGTTGGCGGTCAGCACGTTGCCCAACGTGTCCACCACGCTGAGCACGAAGCCGCCCGGACCAGGGCGAAGTGGCGCAGCAGCGGTGTTGAAGAACAGCGATGAAGTCTTCCAGCGCCCGCGACGTGTCATCAGGCTTTGCAAGACGAAGTCCTGCGGCCCCGAGCCACCCACAACCCAATCGGTCATGAGCGCCTGACCTTCCTCGGAGTTCAGCGTGCCGCTGACAATGCCGGGATTCGTGGCGGTTCGGCCCCGGTAGATGACTCCTTCAAAGTCTTGGTAGACCTGTCCCATCCACGCGAACTGCACACTGCCGGGAACGATGGGATCGGACGTGTAGGGTGTGAGGTCGATCAGGAAGCCGGGCGGCGTGTACGCCATGCTCTTGCTGATGGGCGCCGACGAGCCGACGCGGTAGCGCGCAACCCCACTGCTGCCCGCCAGAACCTGTTCGCCCACCGACGCGGTGCCGTATTCGCCGCCACGCTTGCTGTCGCCAGAGCTTGAGCCGCCACCGTCGGCAACAGTCGTGCTGAATTCCTTGGCGTCTTCGTAATCGGACTTGTACGCCTCGGTGGTGCGGCTTTGCTCCACAACGCGCACGTTGAGTGCCCGCGATGCGTATGCAAGGGTGCCCAACCCTGCGCCGAGATTGCCCGCCCCGTCATCCGTGACGGTGCGGGTAGTGACGATGGTTTTGTCTGAGGTCTTGCCGGTTTCTTCGGTCAGCGTGGCGCTGCTGCCGCTGGTGGTGGTGATCGCGAACGGGCGCGTGACTGTTCTGATTGCCATGGTCAGTTCGCCTGCTGCGGCCAGTTGTTGGTGGGGTAGGTGACGCCCTTGCCAGCTGTCGCGGCAGGCTCGTAGTACTCAGGCACCGCGCGGGTCGTGTAGGTGACGGTGCTGTTCTTGCTGGCGTTGGTGGTGGTCAGGTTGCCGCCACTGGTGTTGCTGACGGCACGCGCCACGGCCCATTGCAGACTGAAGGTGCCCGGCGCCGGTTGCTGGGCAAGGGTGATGGCGACAAAGCCACCAGCATCGGGTGATGGCAAGGTCAGGATTTCGGTGACCAGCGTCTCTAGCTGATAGTCGGCTGTGAATTCAGCGTCAGGGTCTGGCATGTACGCTGGGCGCACCAGAACCGTCCGGCTGAGGTAGTCGATCAGCCCTGTCCCGTCGCCGGTCAGCTTGCCTGCGCCGTCGTCCGTGATGGTGTGCAGCGTGCCGCCGCTCATGTAGGGCAGCGAAAAAGAGCCGGGGATGACGCTTTCGTCCCCCGTACCGTCCGGCGCAGCGCCGTCCAGCACCCACGCCATCTCAGGGCGGCGCACTTGCAAGCCCTGCCCTTTGCGGTCGGTGTAGCCAACCGTTTCGCCGTAGCTGATGCTGACGATGGTGCCGATGTCCGGCAGCCCTTGCAGCGTGACCGGCACGATGCCGGTGGCATAGCTCATCAACCCGCTGCCTGACCCGGTGAGTTGCCCCGCCCCGTCGTCCGTGACGGTGTAGCGCTGACCCATTGACCAGTACGTGATGGTGACGGTGCCAGGCGCTGGCAGCGGGCGCAGTTGGAAAACGTACGACCGGCCAACGTTGGCAACGTTGATCTTGATGCGCTGCGTGTGCGGGGTAACGCCCACTTCCACCCGGCGCGGCGACTCGGCCAGCATGGCGGTACGTTCTGACGCAGGCCTCTGGTCAGCGCTGATGGCTTCCGACCGGCTGTTGGGCACCAGCCGGGAATGGATGGTGTCCAGGTAAATGACGGTGTCGGACTTTTGCGCGGGCTGTGCCAGCCGCGCCGCGCCATAGAACATGCCGCTGTCGTTGTAGACCGTCTCTCGCAGGATCGTCTTGTTGGGCTCACGCGCGAAGTAGCGGTTGACCTCGGAGCCAGGGAAGCTGTAGCGCAATGGCTCGGACAGTTCCACCGTAGTGATCTGCGCAAGGAAGTCCACGGTCTGGCCGTTGACCGTGGCCGTCACCATGCGCTGCTTGGGGTCGGCGGAACGGATGCGCACCCGCTGACGCACTTCGCCCAACTGCCCCTCGTTGAGGATCAGCATGTAGACCAAGCCGATGCCGGGCGGCTCGGCGCCAGGGCGCTGGAAGATTTGCAAACCGCGCTGCGTCGCGCCGTGGGGGCCAAGCAGGTAGCCCGCGAACTCCACGCTGGGCGACATGCTCGATTCGATCTGCTCGACAATCTCTTTGCGTGTGGCAAAGGGGTTGCGCGTGGACATCAGCGTGAAGTCCACGTTGGGGTCGTTCGCTGGCTTGGCGATGATGATGTTGGCGCCCAACAGTGCCGCCGTGTCGGTGTTGCGCAGCACGGTGTGGAACTGGCGGATCTCCACGCGACCAGTTGCGCGGGTGTCCTCGCTGATGTCAGGAAACAGCGTGTTGCTGGCGCCGTCCGGAATCAGCTGCGATGTGGGCGGCCCGCCGCCCTCGGGCACGTCGGCCATGTTGACTGAGCGGGCGAAGCGGATGTCGGCTTGTTGGAGGGGCATGATCAGACTTCGATAAAACGGAGCGTTGGCACGTACCAATCGGTCGGGATCGGGTCGGAGTAATCGACAACCTGCGTGGCGGAAAACGGCTCGTCTTCACTGGTGTCGAACATCACTTCGAGCACCCGGTCGTCGTGCAAGGTGAGCGTTAGAACTGCGCCGGGGATGGCAAGAAGCGCTTTGACGGCGTCGCACTCGGCACGCGTCATCCATGCGTGTCGTTCGCCGCCTTCCAACGTGACTGGCAATCCCGATTGCTTGGCTTGGGTGTCCCAAAGAAGCACCCCGACCGTGCTCCACTCTTTGGTCGAAACGACCGGGCTGCGCTTGTATTCGTCAGTCCAAATGAGGTCAGGAGGCAGGGTAAGAACCGTGCCGCCGAGTGCGAGAGTGATAGCCATTACGCGGATGCGCTCCGGGCGTTTGCGACATCGCGGAACAGCTTGTCTGCGAACTTTTGGCTTTCCAGATCGGCGTAGCGAATCTGCCCCTGGCCGCCAGGGATGTTGATGTTCATGTTGCTGACGTAGGACACGCCTTGCTGGGCTTTTTGTCCCGAAGCCATGCCGCCACCCGATGCACCGCCCGCAGAAGTTCCGCTCTTGTCTGGCCGTCCGAGCGCGGCCCCGCCGCCACTTTTGCCGGTGGCCTCTACGATGGCCGATAGGCGCTCGTACTCCCGGCGCAGATTGGTGTAGTACTCCTGATTGCCTGGGACATTGGCAACGCCGTACTTGGCAGCTTCGTCCAGCTTGATCTTGATGTTGGCCGCCTCGATGGCCTCTTTCATGCCGATGGCGCCTTCGCCAAATAGCTTGGCGATGCGCTGGTTCATTTGGGCCTCTGGTTCGACGCTGGATAGTCGGCGCCCCTCGGAGTCCAAAGCAAACTTTTGGGCGTCATACGCAGCGCCCTGAATGGACTTGCTTACCCGCGACCACCCTTCAGCGATCTCGTCCGTGGATGCAACGCCATCTCTGGCCGCCTGCTTGGACTTTTCTCCAAACTCGCGCAGGTGGTTCAATTCGGCCTGCTGCAGCGTGATCAGCCGCGTCTTGGATTCGGCCACCAGCTTCTGGGTTTCAGCGGCCTTGATGGCAGCATCAATACTCAGGCGGCGTGCCGGTTCAAGCTTTCCCTCGGCCTCAAGTTGAGCCTTGGTTGCCTGGAGTTCTGCAATCTTGGCTTCTGCGAGCGCAATCTCCGCCTGTTGCTCCACACGCATGATTTCAATGGCAATCTCGCGCTGCCTCATTCGCGCTTGCTCAGCGGCTTGCGTGTTCCCTTGCAGGGTGTAGAGGCGCTCTTCGACCTGAGCCTCTTGCAACGCAATCTGCAACCCAGCCGACTGCGCAGATAAGGCCGCCTGCCTCGACTGAGATTCCGCCTGGATCATTCGCACCTTGTCCGCGAGAGCATCGTTGTATCGAGCAATGGCGGTGGTGGCAGCGTCTTGAGCTTTGTTGTACTGCTCTTGGCTGATCTTTCCGGCGTCAAGTTCGGCTTTTGCTCGTTGCTGGACTTCGATCGCCTTAACCATCTCAGTACGCGACTTCTCTACCTGCGCCGAATGATCCTTGTTGGCATCGGCCGCGATCTTCTTGGCAAGCGCTTCACTACGTGCGGACTCGGCAGATTTGCTCGACGCCTCTGATTCCGCCTTGAGCTTCTCGACCTTCTCCGTCAAAGACTTGATATGTTCGGCGCGCGCCTTCTGCTCGGCTTCATCGCCTGCAATCAAGTTTTCCTTGGCGGTCAGTTCGGCCTGCGCAATCTCCAAGGCATTGCGCCTCGCTGACGCGACCGCATCGAGTTTGGCGGCATAGTTCTCGCTCGCCGCAGCCGCAACCTCAAGTTGCTCGACCTCGTTGCCGCGTAGCTGTGCCAACGTGTTAAGGGCCTCGCCCTCCGATTTCGCGGCGTCAGCAAGCTTTTGACCGTTCTTTGCAATCTCTTCCTGCGCCTTGCCTGCCTCACCCATCGTTTGACCAATGGCAACCCACTGCTGAGATAGCTGCGCAAATGCGGCGCTTGACGTTCCTGCGGTTGCGGCAGTGGCTGCGATGCTTCTGGTTGCCGTGTCCGCCCCGGTCGCCACACCAACAAACGCGTTGGCTGTGGTCTGCATCCGGGCATCGGCTGCGTCGAAGCTCTCTTTAAGTTGGGTGCCAACCTCTTTCAGAGCAGTGATCTTCTGCGCGGTGGTCAGGCTGCGGTCGGCCAGGATGCCAATAGAGGCGGCTGCTGCGCCGATGGTTCGGCCCAAGCCCGTCAATAGCTCGACCAGCCCTTGCAGCGGGACCATGACCACGCCAAGCGCTACAGCCAAGCCCTTCACGGCCATGGTCATAACCTGCATGCCACCGGCATCGCCGATGGAGGTCATGACGCCGTTGATGGCGGTTTTCAGGCGCTCCCAGGATCCCTGCAGGCCATCATTGGCGCCCTGCATGGATTTGAGCGATTCGGCCAGCGCGGGGAAAAGATCGCGCGCCGCCAGCCCGCCCGATTCAACGAGCTTGATCAGCTGCTGCTCGGTCAGGCCCAGGCCCTTGGCGGCCAGCGACAGCGCGCCGGGCAGAGATTCGCCCAGCTGCTGGCGCAGCTCTTCCATCGACACGGTGCCCTTGCTGGCCATCTGCCCGAGGGCTTGCAGCACCAGCGATGTGCGCTCACCAGACAGGCCCAGCGTGGCGCTGGCCTTGGTGACCGACGCGAACAGCTCGTTGGTAACGCTGATCGGGATGTTGGCAGCGTGAGACGCAGCGGCAAACGACTTGAACGAGTCGCCCAACGCCGCGAACGAGACACCAGCCTCATTACTGGTCTTGCGCAGGAACGCAATCTGCTGCTCAGCGACACCAGCACTGCCATAGATCGCAGTCATGGCGCGGCGCATGCCGTCTAGCTGGATGTTGGCTTCTACGAAAGCCCGTCCGGTTTCCTGAACCTTCGACGTGATCGAGGAAAAGACGTTTGCAAGGACATTGCCCGCAGCGATCTTGCCGATGCTCGCGGCCCATCCGCTGGTTGCAGTCGAGGCTTCTTTTGCTGCCGTCGCGGCCTCTCTGGCAGCCGCATTAGCCTGCTTGAGCGCGGCGGCCTGCTCTTTGGCCGCCTGCTCTGCGCTGCGCTGCGCTGCCGCTTGTTGAGCTAGTTCGCCCGAGAGAGAAGCGGCAGCTTCTTTGGCCTGCGCCAGTTCGCGCTTGAGAACCTGCTGGTTCTTGGCGAGTCCGTCAACGGACAAGCCGTAGTTGCCCAATGCGCTACGGGCCTGCGTCAGCGCGTTCTGGCTGTTCAGGTATTCGGCGTTAGCCGCCTTGACGGCATCCTTGAGCTTTTCGAGCTGAGCCGCCTGTGTCTTGGTCGGCGCGTCGGACTGCGCGATTTCACGCGCCATGGCCTGCGCGGCGGCTTGCGCTTCGCCCAAGGCTTTTGCGGCGTCAAGCGTCTTTTGCTTGAGGTCGAAGAAATTCGCCGCAGCCTGGTTCTTGTTGCCCAGCTCACGCAGCGCATTCGCAGCTTGGTCGGCCTTGACCTTTAAGTCACCATCTAGCGTTTTTCCAAGGCGCTCGATCTCGCTGGCCAGCTTTTCAACATCGGCATCACCGCTGACATTCGCGGATATGTCGTACTTGATCTTTGGGTCGGCCATTTGAATTCAGGGACTTTTTGGTGCGAGCCCAGCGAAAGACGCGCACAAAAAAGCCCGCACGGGGCGGGCTAAAGGCCTCAGGAGAGAGGCAGGGAGGGATTAACCGATCAGGACTTCGTAGCCTTCGGTCTTACCGGCAGGCGTCACGATCTTTCCGCTGAGCTGGATGGCAACGAAGTCCGAAGCCAAGAAGTCGAAGGCATTGGAAGCGCCGAGAACGGCTTCCCACACGTTCACACCCAGCGGCGAGCCGTCCACCATGTTTTGGCCGTCGAAACGAGCGCGGCAACGAACCTGCGGGTTGCGGCCACCCAGGATGCGGGTGCCTTCCGAAGCGACAGCGGTGTAGCTGACTTTCAGGCTTGCACCAGCACTGATCGCACCACCGGCCTTGACGACCAGAATGCCGCGAACGTAGTTCACGTCATAGTCAGTTCCCAGCACATACGTGGTTGAGCCGCTGGAGTTGGTGACCTTGAAGCCAGCCGACGCGATGTTGCGGTTTGCCAGCTTGTTTTCGCCCACCACTGCCGTGGTGATTGCCTCATCAGCAACCGTAGCAGCGCCCTGGTTGAACGCTTGGACTGCGCCCTGAAACTGCATGGCGAACGCGCGGGCATTGGCTGCCGCGATTTCGATGGTGATTTCAGTGGGCGACGGCAGAATCACCGAGGCGCGGGCCTGACCGTAGTCCAAATGAGACTTGGAGGTAGAGGTCTTTTCTTCGAAGTTCGGTTTGATTTCGAACTTGTCGGCGTCAACCGGCGCTTCAAAGCCAGACCACGTTTGCGAGGCCGGGTCCCACAGGTCAAGGGACACCAGGCCAGCGCCTAGTACTGCGCGTGCTTCAGACATGGCAGATTCCTTTCAGGCATAAAAAAACCCGCCGTGTGGCGGGTTGGATGGGGTTGCGTGCGACCTAGAAAGTCGGGTCGCGGTACTTGACGGTGAAGGTGCCCAGAACGAGCGACCCTCCCACGTCAAGGTTTTCGAGTTGGTAGCTGACGGCGGTCTCTCGGACTTGGCCGGTGATGCGCGCGCCCTTTGCGGTCATGTCCTTGATGGAATCTCGGATGACGCGTTTGAGGGCGCGGTAGTCGGTGTGCGCCTGCTTGCGGCTTTGCTTGTCGCGGGAGATGGCCCCCACTTGGAACGTGAAAACACGATCCATCGCATTGCCGTTTTGGTCTTCCAGCGAATCGGCAGCGTCCTTGAACAACAGGAGCCGCTTACCCTCGCTGATCGCCTCAGGTTTGGATGGGTTGTCCACCAGCTTGACCCCGGCAAAAGCGGGATCGGCCTTTAGCGCTTCCATGACGGCCTCACCTATCAGGTAGGGATAGCCCAGTGGAGCCACATCAGGCGTCATGAATCACTCCGACTCAAGAGGACGGTCGATTCAAGACCGTCATTGACCCGCATGGGGGTACTGCGCACCAGCCACTTCGTTCCAGGGAGAACACCGTTGCCGCCGCTGTCTTCGATTTCGTCACCCTCGCTCAGCTCAATGCTTTGCGTTGGGTAGTGAATTTCGTGCTCTGCGGTAATGGCATAACCGTCCAGAGCTTCCTGGTCAGCCACGCCAAAGATCGCCCGGAACACCACGCCCGTTTCACCGTGCGTGAAGTCCCTGGCGAACTCGCCGAAGAACACATCGAAGTCAGCGGTCAAGTCCACGGTCAGCCTTTGGTGGGCTTGTGGTCTTTCGGCTCTGGCTTGGCTTCTGCCTCGGCCTTGCCGTCTTTGGACACATGGCCCGCATCGATCAGCGCCTGCAGATCGTCTTTGTCCAGACCAGTCACCGACTGGCCGGGGTTGACGACACGCGAAACACCAGCTTTGACAATGCGGCCGTTCACGTCGCGCTCAGGCGGCGTGGACAGGTCAAGAGTGACGTTTGAGGTGTATCCCATGTCTACCCCTTAGACCGAGGCCACCAGCGTGCTGTTGGGGCGGTACGGCACCATCAGCGGGGCCGACTGCGCCAGCACAATGCGAGCGGACGGGTCTTTTTCGATCCACGACTTGATGTACAGCGAGGACTGCACCATGCCGCCTTCCATGGCCTCAATGTCCTGAATCGCTCCGAAGTGGCGGACACCTTCGAAGCCAGTGCCGATGCCGATCACCGTCATGTTGGGCACCATCTGCTTGGTCGTGCCGTCGCTGTCGGTGTAGGTCTGCTTGGGCAGAACGTAGACCGCAACGCCGTCCAGATCACCCACATACACGGCCGCGAACTTGGCACCCGGAATATCCGAGCTGATGGTGTTCGAGCCGCGACGGTTGGTATCCATGCGCTTTTCGAAGGCTGGGTCTTGCGACAGCAGGGCAAAGGCGTCCTGCGTCATGTTCCACTCTTTGACCGGGCTTTCCATGCTGTTGCCCCAGGTCGCCAGATCGGCCACTGGGGAAACACCGGCTTGGCCCCACTTGCTGGCGCCCGCCTTGACAATGGTGTTGGCCGGGTCACGACCAAAATCCACCACCACGGCCGGGTAGTAGTCACCCGCCACCGTGACCTTGCCAGCCACCAGTGCCTGGGCAGCCATCCACTCCAGACGGCGAGCGTGGCGGGCCTTCTTCTTGCTGATTTCGTCAGCAATAGCGGCTGCCAATCGATCCGTTGCAGACATGGTGCCGCCGATGGCCTCACCAATGCGACGGGTCAATTGACCGCCGGGCGTGAAAGGGTTGCGATCCTTCGTGTAGGCCGGGCGGAAGGTCTTCACTTGGAAGCCTTCACCCACCACGTTCTGACCTGGTGCGCCCGGATGAACGAACGGCGCCAGTTTCAGATCGGAGCCTTCCACGTCGAAGGAGATTTCCTGACGGTCGGACAGCACTTCGCGGGTGAAGTGGCGATCCAGCAGGCCCGTTTTCGGCTCAGGCAGAGCCGCTGCCACGCCGTTGAGGGTGGCTACGTCGAAATACAGATCGCTCATTTGCGACCTCCAATGAAAAAAGCCCGCGCTAGGCGGGCTGGTTGACCGGAAACAAAAAACCCCGCCGAAGCGGGGTGGTGTTGCGTTGGACTGGCTTAGATCGCCGGTTGTGCGGCAGAGCCGAGCGGTGCGCCGTAGCGCTTGTGCAGATAGATGCCAGCGTCAGCCAGGGCGGCGCGAACGCTGTCGGGCGTCTGACCAGCGCCGTAGCCAATACGGTCCTGGTTGAAGTCCCCGCGCACGTACATGTCCACTTCCGCATCAGCGGTTGCGTTCATGTCGTGCATCAGCACGCCCACAGGGTTTTGGCTGCCATCGCTGGCGGCGGCAGTGGACTGCACAAGCTTGCCGCCAGCCGTCACCTTGCCCAGCAGAGCGCCGCGCTTGAGGTTTTGACCGGCAGCCAGGGTGCCTTTTTCAGTCCACAGATGGTGATGGTTTGCAGCCACCAGCTCATCTGCAACAGGCGAGTTCGCCAGCGTCACACCAGCGGCCAGAGAGGTATCAGACATTGCTTGAACTCCTTATTGCTTGACGCCAGCGTGAGCCAGGATGGCGCCCACAGCGGCTTTTTGCTCGGCCTCTTTCGAGGGCGCGGCGTCGGTGACAGGGCTTTGCGCCGCCGCTTCAGGCGCATCCGCATCCAGCGCGGCAGTCGTGGCCTTCATCGCGGCACGTTGGGCCGCCATGACCGCCATAGCCGCTTCGCCAGGGGTGGTTGTGCCATCCATGGCCAGCTTGTCGATCAGCGCTTCGTGGCCGGGCATGGATTGCTCGCGGACGCCTTGGATGCGGTCGCGCTCTTGCGCAGCACCCAGAGCCATGAATTCCGCTTTCACTTGCGCGAAAAGCGGTGCGTGGTCTTGCTCCAGAGACGCACGCGACAGGGTTTCATCGGACATTGCCGTGGTTCCTTTCGGTGGTTTCGTGTCTTTGGGTGCAACACCGGCACCTTTTGACGGGGTGGGCAGACTGAAAACGGCCTTGCGGCGTTTCGAGAACTGCTCCGGCTTGGTGGCCAGCGCGTGAATGAGTTGGTCCGTAGCGGAAACACCGTCCGCTAGGCCCGCATCAATGGCTTGCTGACCGTTGAACACACGGCCATCGGCCATGTGCTCAAGCACCTGCTCTGTCGATGCGCCACGGTTCGCGGCAACGGCATCGACAAAGACTGAATACAGGTAGTCCACTTGGGACTGGAGGTAGGCGCGGCCCTCTTTGTTCAGCGGCTCGCCGCTGGAGCCCATGCGCTTGTATTTGCCTGCGGTGATTTCGGTCACCACACGACCCTGCTCACGCGGGCTGTAGTCGTGTGTAGCGACAACGCCGATGCTTCCCACGGTGGTTGTCGGGCCGGACACAAACACGGAATTGGCTGCGCTACCGATCCAGTAGGCGGCGCTGCACATCACACCTGACGCAAGGGCAACAACCGGCTTCTCTGCGCCGAATCGGCGAACGGCAGCGCCCACTTCTGGCACGCCGTGAACGTTCCCACCGGGCGAGTCGATGGCGAGAAGAAGCGAGTTGACCGCCGGGTCTGCCAGCGCCTCAAGAATGGCCTTCTCTGCCAATTGGGCCGATACGCCACCGCTGATCTGCGTGAACAGATTGGCCTTGGGTGCAATCACGCCATCCAGGCTCAGCATGGCCACGCCGCCGTCCAAAACTTCGTAAGCGGTGGCTTGGTTTTGCAGTGGTCGGCCAAGCTTCGCCTCGACAGCATCAATATCAATCTTGCTGCCGTTCAGGTGCGTGGCGTAGATCGCCTGAAGCTGGTGCAAGCGGTCAGGCTCAATGGCCCACGGCGAGCAAAGAATGTCCTGCAGGGTCATTCGGTAGGTTCCTTGGTTGGAGCCCCGGATGGTTGTGGTTGTGCTGCGGCGCCTGGGGCGGCTGCGGGCAGCATGTCGGCAGCGGCGAGGCGTTTGATCTCGTCGGCCTTTTGATCGAATGTCTGGTTGAAGTCGGTGCCGAACAGTTGCCACTCGGCTAGTTCACGGGTCATCAGGCGGGCGTCAATCGCGCGGGTGTAGGCCTCAACCTCATCCTTCGGATTGATCGAGCCCATCGAGTCGCCGGGCCAGCTTGCGCGGGTGTAGGCCCAGCGCAAGAGTGGATCGGTGAAGAAGCCTGGGGCAGCGATTCGACCCAGGGACACAGCCTCGGCTAGCCATGTTTCGTAGATCGGCTGGCAGAACGAGCCAGCCAGCCAGTAGCGCATGCCCCGGAAGTACACCCATGCGTCCAGCAGCGCCGCCTTTGATGCGGAGTAGCTGCTGTTGAACTGCTTGATCAGCACTTCCCGCGGGATGCCCAGGGCCATGCCGATCTGGGTCATGACGCCTTCAATGAAGGGGGCAAATTGCGGATTTGGACGCGACGGATTGACCGTTACTGGTTCTTCGCCGGGGGCCAGGCCAACAACAGCGCCCATGCCCAGCCCGATTTCACCTTCGGTCGGAACCACGACTTCTTCACCAGCAAACGCTGGGGATGCATCGCCGCCTGGCGTCTTGATGAACACCGTGAGGTAGGCGGAAATGACCGCCGCCATGATCTCGGCGTCTGAGTACCGCCCGATCTGCTTGATGCAATCGATGATTGGTGTGAGGTACGGAACGCCGCGAACCATGCCGGGCCGCTTCTTTTGAAAGTGGTGCAACATGACGCGGCGACCAGAGGCGCCGATACGCTTGACCCAGCGGCCTTGATGCGACAGCCCTGCCCCGGCCATCCAGGCGCCGGGGTGAACGTCATACAGGTGGTAATCGGTGGGCACGCCGGTGCGTGGATCAAAGCGAACGCCTCCCGCCTCAGTGGCGGTCATTTGCTCAATCAGACTGGTTGGCCCAACCCGATCAGCTTCAATGGTTTGCAGGCGCAGCGCATAGGGCTGAGAGCTGGTGCGCTGTCCGTTGGGCATCAGCGTAAAGCAGTCACCGCTTGCCAATGCCCCGCCAAGAGTCAGTGCTTGTTTCTCGTAAAAGTTCTGTGTGCCCTCTTGGTCGCAGTCGGTGCTGTCTGACCACAAAGAGAATTCGGCCTGGGTTTTCGCCTTCCACTCGGCGGCTTGATCGGCAGACCAGCCAAGCACTTGGCGATTTGGCTGTGCCACCAATGCGAGACCAGTTCCGACAACGCGATCCAGATTGGTTTGGATCGCGCCCGCAGCGATGGCGTTGGTGCGGATCAGTTCCCGGCTAGCGGCTCGATTGAATGTGAGTTCTGGAAGCGTGTCAGTGCGCGCGTCATGAGCACGCGGCCACCAAGTACGGCGTGCTGGGGTGGCGCCCTGCCCCATACCCGGCAGCGTGTAGGCTGGGCCGTCCACCGTTGCCGAAATGCCCGAACGCGCGGCATCTAGCACGGCCTGCGACTTAAGCGTGTTCAGGTAATTGCCAGGCATCAGTAGGGACGGAGATAGAACACACCCCGGCGCTTTACGCGATTGGGGTTGTCCACACAGTTGTCGATTTGGTCTTGCAGGCTTTTGATCTCGGCGCGGATTTCCGCCAAGTCAGCACGGCGCAGGCGGCGGGCGCTTTGGCCCTGCCCAATCGTGTATTCCTGCGACTTGAGTACGGCGGCCTCGGCTTCCAGATACTTAGCAAGGCGCCCGGTCAGATCCAAGTAGCTCATGCCTGCCAGCCCTTCGCCACAAGATCATTCAGGGCGCGGTTGAATTCGCCTGGAAACTCGCGTTCTGCGGTCTTTTCGACCACGGCCTCAAAGTTCAGGCGCGGGCGGTAAGTCGGAGCGGCCTGGGTGAAGATGAACAAGGGTTTCACTCGTCGGTTCTTGCCGCTGCCGCTGGTTTCCCAAATGCCTCGGGTCTTCTTGCGGCCTACAGCACCCACGAACAACCCTGTCTTGGCTTTCTTCGCCCCATCGGCACGGTTGAGCATGTTGCGGATAAATGCGCCGCTCTCGTATTTGCTCTCTGGCAGATCAACAGCAGGAACAGCGCGCTCACCCGGCTTCAAAAGGCCGCGCAGGCGCAAGGCTTGTTCAAAGCGCTTGGCATTGCGGATGCCGCCATAAACCTCGGGGAACAGAAAGTGCTCGGGCGCTGTCCCTGCGGCCTTGGTCTTGACCATGACGCGGGCGGTCAGGTCGTCTTTCTTGGCGGCTTGGACGAACAAGGCATTTAGCGTGTAGGGGCGCGGGTTGTTGAACACCCGGCGCATTTCGTCAGGAATGTCCTTCTTGGCCGCCGTTTGAGCGGTACGGGTCAAAGCCGTGGCTGCCGCGTAGGGCACAAGGCGTCCGTGAACGGCGCGCATCCCCTGCACCAGGCTACCAATTGATCCAGTGCTTTTGACGGTGAACATAAATGGGTGCCGGGGCCGAACCTTCCAGGAGACAGAAGCAACGGAGGGGTTGAAGGTCGCCCCGGCGAAAAGATGTCTATCGACCAGCCTGGCAAGACGTGTGCTCCTCAATTAAGGATCACCGGTCGATAGACAAAAACTATCGTAACACGATGCCGATAGCAAGACCTCTGCCTGTGACTTACCTAAAGGCCCTCTTTTGAGGTTGGCGTCTGATAGGCAGGGTTCTCGCGGTCTTGGGGCCTATTCCAAGATCGGCAGCATGCTTTATTTATCAGGTGCCCGTATCGTGGGCGAATCGCTTATCCCTTGCGGGCGTCAATTGGCAGTTTCCTGTTTATCGCTTGCCTGCTGTAGCTAGCGTCCCCGTCTTGCCAGTAGGGAATCCGGTTTTTGATGGTCTGCCCCGGACATGGGCCACTCACTCTGCGCGCATCGGGCGCTGCGGTCACACCGCAATGAAAAAGCCCCGGCAACTTGCGCTGCGCGGGGCTTGGTGGCTATGACAGCCAGATAGCAGGAATGTATCGTTTAGCTGGGTGGATTGTCACCCGCTAAGTTGTCACCTGTTTTGGTAACGCGTGCGCCCGTTATCGCCTTCGGGTCGCGCAGCCACATCGCCATGGCTTCTAGCTGGTCGGCGGTAAAAACGCCGTCAAGCAATATCTCGAAAGGTGGTCGCCACTCGCTATCCACAAATGGGTCAAGGCAGGAAAGCTGGCTTGGCGGGTCTCCCCTCCCCCACCCGCACAGCAACGCTAGAACGGTTTTTGCTTGGTCATTGGTCACCGCAGATTCTCCCGGCTTTGATAGGTGTTGGCTTGACATCCTCCCCGCCCTGAATGGCGAGGATTCCTACGGCGTCACGCATGGATCGCTCCACACCCGATCGCTTCGGCGGGTTCCTGCTTCGCAGGGGCTGCGTTTGGGTTCTTTGCAGAACCCGCACGTCTGACGTCCCCTCCACAGGCCATGACGCGGTGCCCCCGCGCCAAAACGTTGAGCGCGCCAACATGGTCGGCGTGCCCCTCAAAGTCGCAAGCCAGGCATTTGAACGACGCCTGGCTCGCTCGGTTGCCCGCGTGCACGTGCCCACAAGCCGGGCAAGGCGCTACAACGCAATCTGCGTCCCATCATTGAGAATGGCTCTACGAAGTTTTCTATCAACACGCCCAACAATGTCCGTTTTGCCCTCGATAGCCAAATCTCCCTTGCGCGTCTCTTTATAGATTATCCCGTTGTGTGAAAAATGCGCCAACTCGTCAAGTGGCGGCTTTACCTCCGGTGTATGCGTGTTAAATCGGACAGGGTAGTCCTTGAACTTTTGCTCCACATCTCCGTTGTCGAACTTGACGATCGGCACCTCTCGGTTGTCCACGCCCTCTATAAGATTGCGCGCCTCCATCCACATGATGAAAGCCCCGAAGTGTTCCGCCAAGCTATCTAGATACCCCCTCTCCCGCAGCTTCTCTAGCCATTGCATCTCTATTACTTCGTAATCTAAATCTGTGACTGCGCGAACGACAGCGCCCAACTCGCCGTATGAGTCATTTACATGGTCATTGACCTTGAAAACAAATATTTGGCCTTGCTTAATAAGCATTTTTCAGTCCTCCGTACAGTAAGCCAGCCGCCCCGCCTGAAACTCCGCCCTTGTCTCGGCAGCAGCCTGTTCCAGCGACCCCATCGACCTTGCGGCATCAGCGCGGAAGTCAGACACAAGCGTGTAGACGTGCTTTCGGCTGACGCTCAAAGCCCCGGCAATCAGCTTCACAGGACGGACGCGGTTCAAGTAGTACAGCAAGAAAGCCTGCCGCCCAAGCCCTTGCTGTTGTGCCATCACTGCCGTATTGAACAGCTGCATCTGCGCATCCATCACCCCATCGCGCCCGACTGAGGCGGTCGCTCTCATGGGCGCGGCCCAGCGAGCAATCGAGTTGATCTGCAAAGGTTTGGGCGAGCCGATGTACTTGCGGGTGTGGCACCAGAGCGCCCAGTCCTCAGCAAGTTCATGCAGCCGCCTTTCCTCCGCATTACCGCGAATCGACTCGATTTCGTCTTTCTCGACCGGCGCAGGCGCCGCATATCGGATGTATCGGCCTTGGTCTTCATTGCTCACGGTGCTACTCCTCTGGAACGAATGCGGCGTGCGGGCCTGACAGCGTGTGTCGGCTGGTGAATAGGCGTTGGTGCTGCGGCTGGTTTGTCTTTGGTCAGGGCGCGGCGAATTGATTCCCACCTGTCGGCGGGCATGCGGTTGAGCTTCAACGCTAGTGCTGCGTGCAAGGCGTAGTTGCGAAGGTCAAGTTCCTCGTTTCGCGCCCGAGTCTTGACCCACTTGAACACGTCACGTCCGTTCACCTTGGCAAGAATTCGCTTCTCGGCTGTGAGCTGGGCGTAAAACTCGTCGTCCAGGTCTTCGCTGAAATGGACGTAGCCGGGGCCGGGTTCTTCGACCGACAACTGACCCAGCAGCAAATCTTTCGCAGCGTGAACGCCGATTTCCCAGCGCTTGATGCCGGACGGCACTTTCTGGCCCCGGTAGTTCACATCCACCGGAACGGCAGAGTTCAGGATGGGCTTTTCTTGGTAGCTGGAACCCTTGCCGATCATCAGCTTGGGCAGCTTGTTGGTGTCACGCATGGCCCAGGCGTAGACCGCTTGGGTTTGGTCGCCAGAGTCGGCTGTGATCGCGGAAATTCGGATGAATTCGCCCAGTTCGTGTGGGTAAACCTGCTGCAGATAGGTGGTCACAGCGTCCCAATCGCCCTCAACCGTTGGGTTGCCGTCGATCCGAACACGATCAACAACCCACGATTCCATGCCCGGCCCCCAGCCCCACACGGTGATCTGCCACCAGGTGCGCTGCACGTCCACGGCTGCGGTTAGGACAAGGGCGCCAGCAGGCACGGTTTTGAGGCTGTAGGGCTCGGCTCTACGTTTGAGTTCGCTTTCGTCGCCGCCTTCGCCAACGAGTTCCCAAGTCTCGCCGCGCGTTTCATTGACGAACAGCTGCATCGGGCCTTCGTTGCCAGCCTGTAGAGCTTTTTCGGCTTGTTCGTGCTCCTCGGCAATGCTTTCCCAGCTTCGCTGAGGTGAGTACGCGGCCCACACATGGACGCCGAGGGTGCGAGGCGGTTCGCATGGAATTCCGTCTTCATCGAGCCACTGACGAGCCGAGGTGTAGCGCTTACCAGTGCGCTCGCACACCCAATCTCCCTTTGGCGGCTCGCCTGCGACCAGGTAGTCAGACTGTTTGATGGACTCCAGGCAGTGTGGACACACATGCCGAACGGTTTCAGGCTGCCCCGGCTCCCACATCAGACCGGACTTCTTGCCCTGCCCAAAGGTCAATGGGTGCTCTACTCCACAGTGTGGACACGCAATGTTGTAGCGGACCAGGCCAATGGTGTTGGACAACGCCCGCTCGACATGGCAGATGCCCTTTAGCCGTGGCGTGCTGCCGCCGATGAACTTGGGAAACGGTGCGCCTTCAAGACGGCCCTTTGCCAAGCCTCCAGGATCGCCCGCTTTCTCAATCGAAATATCGAAGGCTGACCATTCGTCCAAGATGGCGACGGCGACGGTGATGCGTCGGTAGGCGCGGGCAGCTTTACCACCCAGGACGTGCAGGCTGCTGTAGCGAAATCGCTTGAGCGCGATGGTTTCGCGGTCTTTGCCCCTGCGGCACTTCTTCACCGCTTCGACACCGTTCAGCACCGGGTCGATTTCCGACTTGACGTAGCTGTCGCGATCGTCGTCCGTGGGCTGCCAGAGAGCCACGTTGCGGCGACGGTGGGCGATGTTGTACGCCACGAAGGCGGTGATCATCTTCGAGTAGCCGACGCGCTTGGACTTGCCAACTACCAAGTCCTCGATCCGGTCGTCAGACATGAAGTCCAAGATGCCAATCTGGAAAGCCCACGCTTGCCAGGCACCGCGCTGCTGGCTGCTCTCACCGGCAAGAATGAAGTTCTCTCGCGCCCAGTCGGCCAGGGCTTCGGGCGGGTCGGCGCGCAGGCCGGTTAAGCCCTCAAGGACGGCCGCCTTGATGGCGGCGATGGCTTCTGGCTCAAACGGACGCATCGTCGCCCTCGCCCTCGTCTTGGCCCATGTCTTCATCCAAAGACTCGGACACCAGAGCGGCTGTGCCACGCACCCAAGCGTTGCGCGCGTTGTTGATGACCCTTTGCACAGTTTCAACTTCGCCCGGCCTCATGTCTGGGCAGGACTTGCGAACCATGTTGGGCAATTGGTCGAATTGGTCGGCCACCGCCACCGAAGCCGATGCAAGCGTGTTGGTCAGAAGCTCAATTGGCGCGAATTCCCCCCTGGCCACTGCGTTCTTAATCTCTTGCGCCTCGCGCCGGGAACGATCCAGCTGGGCCTTTTCTTGCTGCGGATTCAAGTCGCCATCACCATCAGACCGAATGACCTGTCCGCGATTGCTTGCCGTCTCGCGCAGGCGCGCGCAGTAGGCCAACAGCAACTCGCCGTTGGTCTTCGGGCTGCCAAGCCGGTTGTCGGAAAGCATGTTGGCGATGGCCTGACGGGTTACGCCGACCAAAATCGCCACATCCAGCGCGGAAGGTGGGGCATTCAGCTCAAAAACATGAGTTTCAGTTATTTTGAGTGCCATCTATCGAAACAATTGGCTATAAAGAGTCGTGCAACAGGGAAAGATCGGGGTGCGAATCACTCGCGTGCCCCATACTGGGTAGAGGTACCTTGACGGGGGTACCCCACCCCTACCCCCTCGCCAGCCGGGTGGCATCGTCAAGCGCCACCGTCACGGACGACAGCCGCAGTACATCGCCCTGCATACGACTGAGCACGTCGCCCACACCATCGAGGCACGGCGCTGACCTGTACGTCCCACCTAGGAAGGTGTGGGTCTCAGTAATGAGATGCGACGGAAGCGCTTCAAGGCACTGCTGTCTGGCCTGACGCAGTGCGTCGATGTATCCATTGATCACTACCGCAAGCTGCTCATTGGTCATGTCTGATCCTTCATGTGTCGATTCCTAGCCCGGTATTCGTCCCGAATGGCCCTTACTTCGTCGCGTGTCCACTTGCGGACGGTGTTGTTGGCCTCCAGCGATCCCACAGCCTCCAGCCCAATGCGGGCCACAAGGCCAATGCGATAGTCAACAGCCCTGCCCGCGCCGTACCTATTGCAGTGCTTCGTTTGTCCGTGGGCGTTGGATTCGGTGTAACGCAGATGTGGAGCGCTCCCGACTGAGCGGTAATGTCCGCAGTCAAACCCTCCGCCAACTTCAGACGGATTAAGCGGCCTTCCGCAGCAAATGCAAGGCTTGTCCTTGTCTCGGTTTCGGATGAACTTGTTGAACTCAATCTGAGCCTCCTTGTGCAGCTGGGGCAATGTCTTGTTGGCTTCCTTGCGCTTGCGTGTCTCAGCCCGATCCTTGGCCGCCTCTTTGGCTTCACGCTTGCCCCGCTCTGACACAGCCATAGCCTTGGCGCAATCCACGCTGCACGCCTTTTGCATGGGGCGAACCGGAATGAATTCGGCCTTGCATACCTTGCAGCGCTTGGGCTTGGGCTGGCGGGTCACGCAATTTCCCCAGTCTCTGGGTCAACCCATTGCACCGATTCGCGCAGTTCAACCCCGTTGGACGCGCAGAACTCCAGCGCGTACTCAATCAAAGATGAACCACGCGCACGGCTCATGCGTGCCGTGGACTCTCTGATATTCACAAACTCACCCTCAAGGCCCGGCACGATTTCAGCGCCCTGCTTTGTCGCGACGGCATGGCCGCTGACCAACAGCACCTTCCATTCGGCGGCAGTGCGCGGCTTGCCAGCCCATGCCAAACGGGCGCGGGATATGTCCGAGCAGATGGCATGGAACTTGGCGTTCTGCTCGTTGCTGCGCGTGTCTGGCCGCAGCTCCAGCACAAGACGGTGGCCGGCCATCAGCAGAGCCTTGGCGCGGTGCCATGCGGTGTTGATGGCCTGGTAGCCTTGTTGGGCGTTGATCAGGCGCAGGGAGATGCGCTCAGCCACCAACCCACTCCGACGACTTGTGGCACTTCGCCTCGCCCAGCACCTGAACAACGGTGTAGCTGTAGCCCTTTTCCTCGGACAGCCGCAACGCTTCCTGTTTGGCCTCCTCTGCCAGGCTGTACCGGCGACCATCTACCGGCGAGACGATGGCCACGATGGCGAAGGGCTGCAGGCTGTCCGGGTTTTGGACTACAGCTTGGGTGGGGTGTAGTCCAACCGCATGGCGGTAAGCGACTGCCCGCGCTGTGTCCCAGCGAACATCGCGCGCCAAAGCGGTAAATGTTGCTCCATCTTGAACCCTGATCTCCAGCATGGCCGTCCCAAACACAGGGCAAAACGGCTCTTTCCACTCAATCCACTCATTCATCCTGCTTCCCCTCAATCTCTTCCAAGCGTTGTTTGACCGTTGCGTACAGACCCCGATACAGCTCGGGCGCCTCGGCTTCCATTTCCTTCACCCTGTGGCTGACGTAGTGCCTCCAGCCGGGTTGTTGGGCTAGGTGGGTGTAGTGGTCGGCAGCTTCTTGGCATGTCACGCCGCTTCCCGGAAGTGCTCCGCGTTGCCAGCGAACAAGGAATTGATTGCTGCTGCCTTTCGCAACTGCCTGCGCTCTCTCAAGCGCTCCGCATTGCTCTTAGCCCCTGGCCTGGCAGGCTCGTTGGCTGGTCTGCCGCCACGGTTCAGGGCGTACATGGGGCGGGCTTTGATGCCCGTGTAGCCTTCCTCCCAGCCTGCGATGCGGATAGCGCCGGACTCGTGAAGCTGCTTGAGCAGTTCTCGCATGGGGCGCGGCTCCAGGCCGACTTCCTCAACAAAGTCATCCAAGGTGTGCAGCCCGTCCAGGCGCTTGATAAGCATTGCGAACGTGACCGCACGAACCCAGTTGCGCTGTTTGGCGCTCACCTTGTAGGGTGGTCGAACGTCCTTTCCGGGGCCGATCTTGTAGATCAGCACGGTCTTGCGTCCATCCCCTGCCCTACCTTGAACCTTACTGACGTGGCAAGCGCCCAGCCGATGCCACGTTCGCACGTAACAGAGCGCGGTTTGCGGGTGCAGGCCGGATTTCGCGGCGGCCTCAGTCAAGGTTCGCGTGCCGTCCAGAAGGCGGATCAGGCGGCCAATTTGCTGCGCCTTGCTCATGCGGACACCTTTGGTGCCGCGTAGTAAATCTCCTTGCCGCTGCGCCGCTTGACCAATTCACCGGCTTGGACCATCTGGTGGATTGCCTTGGCAGCAGTGACGCGGTGAACGCCATACCAACCGGAGAATTGGGCGGTGCGCATTTCTCTGCCGGGGTTGTTGGCAAAGAAGTTGCGGATGCGGGTGCGGGTTGGCTGGGTCATGCGCACCTCCCAATCCCATGCGATAGCATCAGCCGATCAACCATCTGGCGCGGCACGCTTTTCTCGAGCGTTTCCTCATTCATGTCGCGGATGCATTCGGAGCCAGTCAGGCGGCAGACACTCCACCCCAACTTGCGCAGTTCTTCATCGCGCGAGGCATCCTTGGCCTTGTCTTGGTGGTATGCGAAGCCGTCACACTCAACAGCAACCTTGGCGACCGGATTGCCGAAGTCCACAAAGAACGGGCCTATCGGGTATTGCGGATACAGCACAGCGTCTGCCGCTCGAATGTCGTGCCACAACGCCCGCTCTATGTGGGTGAACACATTCAGCCAATCGACTTCGTAGGGGTCGATGCCCCACTCAGCACGACCGGCTTGCTGAATCTCTCTGTCGGCTGCCCTGTAGAAGTTGCGCAATGCCTGAAACCGCACGCGCGGGTCTTTCGACTTGATGAGCTTGGCATAAGGGCGGCGCTGGATTTCGGCTTCAATAGCCTTGTGTATGTCGGCCATGTTCATCACTCAAACTCCTCATATCCGCGCTTTGCTTTGGACGGCACAGCGTGGCTGGGGGCTGGCCCGCTCCAGCTAGAGAACCTGGTTTGCTCGCCTGCGTAGTGCAGATTGATTTGCCCGGTACGGCCCTGGCGGTTCTTCAAGATGCATAGGTCGGCGTGAACCTTCCAGGTGTCGCCAAGGTCGGGCTTGTCCACGACTTCCCGATGCAGCCCAAACACAATGTCGGCGTCCTGCTCGATAGACCCGGAATCGCGGAAGTCGCTTAGCATTGGCCTGCGATTCATTCGCTGCTCGATGTTCCGGTTCAGCTGTGCCAAGGCAATGACGCAGATGTCCAGCTCCTTGGCTAGTGACTTCAAGCCCTTGGTCACTTCCTCGATTTGGTAGGCGCGGGACTGCTTGCTGTCCAAGCCCGTCATCAGGCCGATGTAGTCCACCACCAACACGTTCAAGCCATGCAGGCGGCGCAGGTTGCGTGCCTTGGCGCGGACTTGGTTGATGTTCAAGCCAGACTGGTCAGTCACGTAGAAGTTGAGCGACCGGGCCAGCTCAGCACCCTCGAGTACGCGATCCCATGCCAAGCCTTCACCCTTGTTCGGGCGGATAACGCTGGACAAGCTGACGCGGCCCAAGATGGCGGTCATTCGGTCGCGCACGTCGCGGTGCGGCATTTCCATGCTCATCAAGGCGACGGAATAGCTCGAGGCCATGTGCAGGCCAATCGACATACCCATAGCGGTTTTGCCGTGGCTCGGGCGCGCACCCAGCACCACCAGCGACCCGGGGCGCAAACCACCCTCCAGGTAGTCGTCCAAGTCGCAGAGCCCGGTCGGCCATGACTTGATCTTTCCCTCGGCACGGTCTTCAAGCACCTGTGTGTGCTTCAACATGCCTTCGTGGGCGCCGATCCATTCGTCACGTGGGCTGTCGTCAATCAATCGGGCCAACTGACCCTGCGCGGCCTCTACACGCTCTTCAATGCTGCGGTGGTTGTCATGTGCCAGCTCGTAGACTTCTCGGCTCACAGCGGCCAATTGGCGGGCCTTGTAGCGCTCGATCACCAGTTCTGCATGGCGTCGAATGTTGGCTCCACTGGGCACGTACTGCGCCAGAGCGTTCAACTCGCTCAGCTCTATTTCGTTATTCAGGCCGGAAAAGACCGTCACCACATCGGCTGGCTTACCTGTGGACAGTTGGCGAGCAATCTCGTTGAACACCGTGCGGTGCGTGTCGCTCGAGAAGTGCTCCGGGCGCAGCGCGTCGGAAATTCGATCAAATGCTGCGTTGTCCAGCAACAGGGCGCCGACAAGGCTGGCCTCGGACTCTAGGCTGGTCAGCTCGGCAGTCGCGTAGTCGTCAAGACGCGCGTTCATGCTGCGGCCCTCGCCTTCTCGATCACCTGCGTTTTGCCTTTGTCCGTCAGCAGGAAATCCAGGTCACAGCGCCAATTCGCGTGCTGTCCGGTAGGAGGCGTGCGGCCCATCAGGAAATCGTTGTCCCGCGCTCGGGCGAAGTACTCGCCGATCCAGCCAAGCGCTTCGGAGCTGTTGGTTGCGCGCGGCTTGCCGTCCGACTTTTTCGCCGTCAGCACCCACGTCCAAAACGACTTGATGGCCTTCTTTCGCTTTTCGGTCATCAGCCGTGCAGACGGCAGCTCGGGCAGTGTTTCGTTGTACAGGTCAACAACGGCTTGGTATTCGCACGGCGGCTGTCGGTCAGTCGGCAGACTGACGATGGCGGCGCTTGGCGACGTATCTTCTTTATCTGTATCTGTATCTGTATCTGTATCTAGGGCGTTACTGGAACGTTTCACTTCCGTTTCATGTAACGTTTCACTTGCCTTGTTCTTGTTGCGATAGGCGCGAACCCTGTCTGTGCTGCTATCACTTTTGAACTGACGCTTGTCCCAATTCAGCAGATTCCAGGCGTCATCAATGAAGCCTTTTTGCATGAAAAGAGCCTTTGTGTCCGCCAATTCGGAATCGCTGATTCGGAGGTGAAATGCAAGCTCCGTTTCATGTAACGTTTCAAGAACGTTTCCGCAACGGAGGCACATCAGCATGATCAAGCGCCGCTGCATGTGCTCGGGCATGATCTGCACCTTCGGGTCATTCGCGAACTCGGCATACAGCCGAAACCAAGCGTTGGCACTCACACCAGCCCCCTTGCCTGCTCCATGGCTCGGACAGTTGCGGGCGAGCGCATAGCCGTCAGGCGCGCCCGCTCCACGTACAGCGAACGAACCTCAGCCTTGTGGAAGTCCGCCAGGTCGCAGGCATCAACCACTAGCTCCGCGTGCCGGTTGATGCGCGCGTCGATAGCCGCAATGTCCTGCTCCAATTCGGTCGCAGTCATCAGCAACCACGCTTAGGCGCCTGCCCGAAGTACCGATGGAACCGCGTGCCTGTGATCGGCTTCTTGACGATCGTCCAGCCGCGCGCCTTGAGGTCGGACATGCGCTTATGTGGGCACACGGTCTTGCACACGATCATGATTTCGTAGGCTGTGGTGCCGCGTTTGCGGGCCAGCAGCTTTGCGAGTCGGGATACCTGTGTATGCATGTCAAGCCTTTGAATAAACACCCATGTGCGGCGCCCGTGCCTTAGCCCGGAGTTCCTCTTGGCGCTTGTTGCGGCAACGGCGGCAGACCATCCGAGTGCCAACAAACCCGGCGAGCGTCTTGGTTTCGCCACATTGCTGGCAGGTGCGCGTTTCCTGGGGCGTCGCACCCAGATGCGCCGTGAAAGCGTTGCCATGCGACTTGATGATTCGGGTTTTGGGCCAGTAGACGTTCACGCGGCCATCCTTTCGGCTTGCATTTCTTCGAGCACGGTCAGCTGGGATTGCGCTGCCAGCCACTGAGAAGCGATGCTGTTGCCCACGAACGACTCAAAGGCCGCGATGCGCTCGGCAGGCAGGCTGCGGCGCGTGGGCTTGTCGTCGTGGTGGAAGTAGTCGGTGACGTGCTGCACAGTCATCCCCGTTTCAGCGGCAAGCTGTCGGAAGGTGGCGTAGTGCACACGCCGATGTGCCCAGGCCAGCCGAACGGCTTCCCGGAACGTCTTGGCCTGAGCCACTACCGAAGTAGGAGCTACGGAAGGCCCGTTGATGCGCCCCATCAGGGCGAGTTGCTTCTGTTCCATGGCTGTCCCCATGAATAAATGCAATCGGAAAAGTGAAAATCACTCGTTCCGTCACCAGTCGTGCTGGGTCAAAACTAAGGGCATGACGACGACTCGAAATCAAGCCTTTTCGACGCACCCGAACACCACCGGCCCGGAGGGGGACAGCCCTGCGCAGGCAGGCTTTGTGAACGGATGCGTCGAAAAGACCCCTGCCATTGCGGCAAGGGAAATGCCCGCTGAGGGAACCGGGCACGGAGGGATGGGGATGGAGGCGCACTTAAGCGGCCTCCTTGGGGGAGAGTTCGGAGCGGCGAGGAGCTACGAAGTTCGGCGTCACGAACTTCGCCTGTTTGCTGGTGAACAAGCCTTCACCTACAGGCAGAGCAGGGCCGCGCTTCTTGTTGCAACTCCGGCAAACGGGCTCTACATCCAGGGGCCTGTTGTAGTCACGATGATCCCAATCGAGGGCCTGCTTCTTGCAGTCGACGCACTTGTAGTGGCGTGCAGGGAGCATGCGACCCGCCGCGATCTCGCGTTGGACTGCTCGGTAGGCAGCGCCCGCTCCGTTGCGAAGGTTCGCCTCCGCAGCACAGCGGCCAAGGCAGTAGAGCGTGCCGTAGGGGCGGAAGCTGATGTCTGCGCCACAAATGAGACAGGATTTCATGCTGCCTCCACTGGCTGCGGCAGGGAATCGAGATGAATCTCACCTCGATCAATCGCAGCGAAGAAGTCCAGCAATGGCTGGACGGTTTGGACCCGGGGGTTGTCCCTGCTCCCGTAGACAAACTTGCGGATGAAGCTGGCGCGAACACCGCTCGCCGCAGCAATGGCGTCGAATTTCGCGGCACCAGCATCACGAAGCCGCCTTTGCAGGTATTCCGTAATAGGTTCGATGTGGCTCATATTCATACCGATTTCGGTTTGATTGTGCCATACCGAAATCGGTACCGCAAGGGGCACCATGTAGATATGAAGCAGTCCGACTTAAACCCAGCGTTGGCCGCCAACTACAAACGGATAGCTGCGGGACGCGGCATCGGCGTGGTTCGGCAGGCTATGGCCGACGTGGGCTTGTCGATAGGCGGCGGAACACTTGCGCGGATCGCTCACGGAGATCCCGGTGTGCGGATCGCCTCCCTGGAGAAGTTCGCAACCTTCGCGCGCACCGACGTCGATTCCTTGCTGCGGATGCCGGGGGTAGACGATGAATTCGTGTCGATTGACCGGATCGACGTTTCTGTCGGCGCAGGGCCGGGCAAAGAGGCGGTCGCCCACGAGACGATTGGATCGCTCCAATTCCGCTCTGATTTCTTGCGTGACTGCGGGATCACCAAGCCGCAGGACGGGAAGATCGTGAATGTCTCGGGAAACTCGATGTACCCCAAGATATTGGATGGCGCCGTACTGCTGATTAACACATCCAAGCGCAAGCCGGTGGACGGCGAGGTGTTCGCGTTCGTCCACCATGACGAGGGCCTGATCGTGAAACAAGCCCTAAAAGTTGGCGACGCCTGGGTTGCGCACAGCCTGAACCCCGACAGCCACGACATACCCATTGGTGAGGGCAGCCCTGCCCACATCATTGGTCAGGCCGTGTGGATGGGCGCCAAGCTATGATGTAAGTCGATGTATCTATTGGGAGGGGATATGCGCAAAACCTGCCTGAAGTGCAGTCACCTGAATCTTGAAGCCACCGGCAGCATCGGGGAGCAATGCCCGAAATGCGGCGCGATCTACGCCAAAGTTGATCGCTATGTCGCGGAGCATGGCGTTCTGGCGGTACAGCGGCGCCCGACTGGGGCGGCCAAGGCACAGCCCGTACAGCAAGAGGTCGCCAGCGAGGAAACGCCAGCGCAGGGGAAAAAGCGAACACGCCCCGTCGTGAAGGCGCTCGCCGTGTTTTTCGCCCTAGTGCTGTTCATCGTGTTTTACGGCGAGGCCACAAAAGGCCCCGCGCCCGCTCAATCGCCAGCGGATACCCAGGCGGCTGGCGCGCTGCTCCACTGCCAAACGGCCATCCGGCGCGCCTCAAGGAACGCACAGCGCGCCGTTGTTCCCAGCGTGCCGCAATCATTCCCTTTGGATGCTGATCAGTATGGGTTTGAGTGGAAGAGCGGTAGCGGGCTGCAATTGCAAAACGGATTCGGGGCTATGCTGGACACGTATGCAACCTGCGTCGTTTCTAAGCGCGATCTTGAGATCGACTGGCTAGAAATCGGTAGCGAAACAGTGGTTCGCCGCGCGAAGTAAAGTCCCCGCCATGTACCGCACCACCAAGCGCCGCCTGGTCAGCCTGTTGTACTGGCTGCCGGTTTCAGCGGTGGTGATGCTGGTGGTGTGGTGGGTGGTGTAGGTCAAACAAGGTCGCACGCATGATTGGCAAAGTAGAAATCACCTACGACGGCAACGATGCCGAGCGCCATGTCATTGATGCGATGGAGTTGTCGGAGTCGCTTGGCGGATTTGCGCGCATCCTTGCCACGGCTGGGCACTTCGCGATCACGGGCGAGTTCGTTCGCAAGCTGCCAGCGCAGAATGCTCGTGTGTTCGTGGCAGAAGCCGAACCAAAGTGCTTTAATCTGCTCTATGAAGTATGGGAACTTGCCAAGCAGCAGCAAGTGTTCCAAGGCTTCGCGGGCGCCATTCTTGCCGCGCTCGTTGCCTACATCGTTGCCAAAGCTGCCAACAATCACGAAGAAGTGAAGCATCTCGCCGCCGCCCTTCAAACCGCCCTGTCAGCCAATGGGCAGCGCGAGCGCGAGCTTGTTGATCGAATGTTCTCTACTATCGACAAGATGGCTGATTCGCTCAAACCAGCAGTCAAGCAGGCTGTGACGCCCATAGGTGGCAGCGCATCGCAGATCACGGTGAACGGAACCGTGTTCGACAGCGAAGACAAGGCCGCAATCATGGCGCTGGCCTCCAACGAGGTCACCGATGAACGCCCCTGGGCTGCGGTCATCACGGAGCTGGATCGGGAGAACGCGACTGGCAAGGTTCGTCTTGCTGGCGACGATGAAAGTCGAGTTCCCATCAGCATCACCGACCCACTGTTTCGTGTGCAAGCCAACCCCTACTTGTCGGCCTTCATTGATGGCACGCCAATCACCTTGGTTGGAAAGGCCGAACTGAACGACGGAGACATCCGACGGTTGTTCATTTCCAACGTCGGCTAGATCGCCTCCACACCACCCCCACACAACCGCCTTCGGGCGGTTTTCTGTTGCCTGGGCGGGGTTTCTGACTGGCGGGTCAGTAGTGCACGGAAAGTTGGCGCTGTAGCTAATTCACATCTTGTTTCATTTGGCCATACCGAAAACGGTTGCGCTGCGTACCGTTTTCGGTACAGAATACACCCATCGCACCAACAACCAGTTGGGCGACGGGCCAAGTGATCGAGCCGAGCCGCAGGGATCGTTAACAAGCAGTGAGATGTGATGGGTGACGCGGAGCCTGGGCTTGAATGGCAATCCGAGCCGCACAGACGAAAGGAGCCCTTTGGCGTGGCAATGCGGTGGAAGTCCGAAACAGCCATTGGGACGACGTTTGAGGTAGGTGTGGGCAGCCTGCCCACCCTTCACATCTCATTGCGCCGAATTCCTGCGGATCACCAGCCTTAGTTGGTGGCAGCTCTTAGATGAGTAGTGGGCACAAACCGGGAGTGGGGTAGCTCCGAATCCGGGTGAGGCGGTGCGGCCAAGAACCAGAGCGCACCAACAGGCGATGCACAGCGGATAGATGGCCGCTCCCTCTCGCCTGCTCCACGCCAAAACGTGGGCCGCATGCCTCGCCACAGCGCGGGGAGGAAATGCGCACAAGTTGTTGATAGGCGAGTTACCCGGACAAAGGAGGCGCACGGCGCGCGGGGTACTTGGGTTTGGCGAGCCCTTAACGCATAAGTGAAGCCGATAACCACGAAGCCTCAGAGCGTCATAGCTTGGGCATGAATGCGTCCCTTATGGAGCCGGATTGCGTAACCGGCACGCCCTTCACTGAGGGGCAAAAACCAAGGGCATCCAAAGGGTGCCTTTCGTTTTTCAACCAGGAGAAAACAATGTTCGCAGTCATTGACACAAAGGGTGCTAACCGCATCGTCATCAACATCCCGCAAGAAGGGGCCGAGAAGTCCCTTCCAGCACTTGCGCGAATGCTGGAATCCAATGCGATTTTTATTCAGCAAAGCTGGCGTGAACTCACCTTGCAAAAGCCGGAGATGTCAATCGTTCTTGGGAATGAATATCGAACAGATGGCGAAGATGTTCTTGCAATCCAAAGCGAAAGCGCTGTTATCTCCGATGACTTTGTGAACGCAACGCCTGCCGTCCTTGTCAGCAACAAAGCAACGATGGATCGGCAAGAAGCAGAACTTAAGAAGGCCCGTGCTGAGTTGGAATTTTTAGGGAATTATATACTTGACAAACCCTAA